TGAAAAATACAAAGATTTATTTATGGTTGATGATGATATTGTAAGTGTCGAAAGACTTTATAATGTAAACAATCAAAAATTAACGGAAATAGAAATAAAAAAGATTATTGATGATTGTTATTATAATGCAAAAAATATCGGAGCTAAATTATTTGGATTCAATAACGATCCAAACCCTATTCATTACAATCAACACAAGCCTTTTATGTTAAGCGGATATATAAATGGTTGTGCAATTGGCTTAATCCAAGATAATCATTTATTTTTTAATGAAAAGACAACAGCATGTGAATCTCACTGGATTAATTTATTAAATGCTTATTATAATAGATTTTGTTTTATCGATAAAAGATTTAATTTTAGACAAAAAGAGAATTCAACATTTCTACTCGAAGGAGGGCAAACAGGGAAACGTACTATGCAGACAGAAAAATATGATACTATTTTATTAAAAAAAATATTCGGGGATTCAGTTGTAATTAAAAAAGAAAAAAATAAAACAAAACAACTACACGAATACCAAAGACAATTAAATATAAGATTATGACAGAATATATATATTATCTAATATGCCCAATTGAAAAAACAGTAAAATATGTTGGGAAATCACAAAACCCAAAGGCAAGATATAAACAACATATTTCTAAATTAGATAGATTAAATACGCAAAAAAAACAATGGCTTTTAAATCTGTTTGCTAAAAAGTTACTACCTGAAATAATCATTGTTGAAAAATGTTTAGAAAACGGAAGAGAGAGAGAGCAATTTCATGTAGATAAAAATAAAAACACTATTTTAAACATCCACAACCCGAAAAAAGGAGAGAAATCAATACCAAATAGGTATCCAAAAAATACAGTTTATGGCAAAGTATAATAAAAAGATAGTCAATAATATATGTTCACTTATTAAAAGAGATAGTTATACTATTACTGAAATATGCGCATTAGTAGGCATTTCCAAAGAAACATATTATCAATGGATTGGAAATAAACTTGACTTTGCGGACGCTATTAAAAATGCAAAAGGAGAATACGATGAATTTATTGCAGCAGAAGCAAAGAAATCCCTTTTGAAAAAGATTCAAGGCTATACGGTTCAAGAAAAGAAAGTTGTAATGGTTGAAGGCAAAGATAAGGATGAAACCGGAAAGTATAAACCGAAAATCAAAGAGCAAACAATAACAGACAAGCATTATCAACCAGACACAGCAGCCATTATATTCACGTTATGCAATAAAGCACCAAATGAATATCAAAATAAATACAATACCGAATTAACCGGCAAAGATGGCAGGGACTTAATTCCCGAACCTATTACGGTAAGAATAATCGATGAAAAAGAACAGCTAAATGGAAATACTAACGACAAAAATATACCGGCAGGTTGATAAGTCTTTTAAAGAAGGCTTTACAACTTTATCTGCTCAAGGTTCTGCTCGTTCGAGCAAAACCTATAATATAGTCATTTGGCTAATCACTTACTGTATACAGCACCCGCATACAAGAATATCTATCGTTAGGGGTACGCTCCCGAGTTTGAAAGGTTCCGTATTGGTTGACTTCAAGGAGATAATGATGAACATGCTATTATGGGACAGCAGGCAATTCAACAAATCGGAGTTGATTTATACGTTTCCAAATGGCTCATGGATTGAATTTTTCAGCACTGATAATGAACAGAAATTAAGAGGCAGAAAAAGGGATATATTATTCTGCAACGAAGCAAATGAAATAACAGCATTGGAATTTCAGCAATTAAAACTACGTACTACTAAGTTTTCAATAATCGATTACAATCCTTCTTTTACGGACGAGCATTGGATAACTGAAATAAACAGAGATAAAAGGACTAAACATATTTTATCAACCTATAAAGACAATCCATTTCTTGAACAAACAATCATTGATGAAATTGAAAGCCTGCAGCATAAGAATGATAGCCTTTGGAAGATTTATGGGTTAGGAATACAAGCAGCCATTGAAGGATTGATATTTACAAACGTAGACCTTATCGAACGTATGCCGTATGCTAAATTTCACAAATATGGAATGGACTTTGGATTTTCAAACGACCCCACATCAATAGTCGATATATTCATTGCCGAAGAGGAAAAAGCTGTTTATATCGACGAATTGTGCTATAAAACAAAGATGCTTACCGCTGATATCATATCGGAGTTAAAAGCAAAGCATGTTCAAAGGGTGGTAAGCGAAAGCGCAGACCCACGCCTTGTTGAAGAAATAAAGAACGCAGGAATAAACATTATTCCGGTCGAAAAAGGTGCAGGCTCCGTTATGGCAGGAATTACAAAAATGCTTGAATATAAATTTTGTATTACAAGACGAAGTACAAATATAATCAAAGAATTTAAAAACTACACCTATCAGCAAGATAAAGACGGCAAATGGTTGAATATGCCTATTGATGCCTTTAACCACGCTATCGATGCTATCAGATACATCTTTTTAACCGATGTATTGGGTAATAATAGAAAGAAACTAAACCTTTACGGAGTATTTCATTAACACTACATAAATCTATGAAAATTGAAGAATTAAAACAACTACTCAACGACAGCAAAGACGCACCGAAAGACTTTATAGCCCTTATCAAGAAGCTAAGGACGGAAGTTGTAGCACTGCCCGATACGGAGCTTATAGAAAAGAACCTCGACCCTGCTAAGCATAACGTGATGGACAAGGCAAAGCGCAAGGACAGACTTGTAAAGATTGACGAAAATCAGACAGAGATAGCCTCTTACTATGACGAAGATGCCGAGCTGACAGGAACGTATCGTATCGAACCCGTAGCACGAATAGCGTTAGCGTTGCAAAAACTTATCGTAAAGCGGGCTGTGAGTTTCACGTTCGGGAACCCCGTGCAATTGAACTTTTCGCCTCAAGATGACAAACAGAAACAAGTATTGAACGCAATCAAAAAGATACTCCTTAAAAACAAGGAGGTCTCATTGAACAGGAAAATAGGGAAGATACTCTTTAGCTGCAAGGAGGTTGCAGAAATATGGTTTACAGTGCCGGACGAGAAAAACGAAATATACGGCATAAAGTCGAACGTAAAACTAAAAGTAAGCATATTTAATCCGCTTAAAGGCGATAAACTATACGATACATATGATGACTACGGCGACCTAATAGCGTTCTCACGTGAGTTCGAGGCTTTGGATAAAGAAGGCAATAAAATTAATTATTTTGAGACCTACACGGATGAAAACGCTTTTTTGTGGGTAAAGGCACAGGGAGCCGATGACTTCAAACTCATGGAAGGCTACCCGAAGAAGAACGAAATCGGGAAGATTCCTATTGTTTACGGCAGGCAGGAAGAGACAGAATGGGAGGATGTTCAAGGGCTTATTGAACGTTTAGAGACGTTATTATCAAACTTTGCGGATGTTATCGATTACAACGCAAATCCTATGATATTCTTTAAAGGAAGATTGACAGGCTTCGGTCGTAAGGGAGAGGCGGGAAAGATACTTGAAGGCGACAGTGACAGTGATGCCAAGTATTTATCATGGTCAGATGCGCCAGAGGCTGTAAAACTTGAAATCGAAACATTATTACGGTTAATTTATACCATAACACAGACACCCGACATATCTTTTGAATCCATAAAGGGATTGAGTGCCATATCAGGTAGGGCGTTAAAGATGCTGTTCCTTGACGCCCATTTAAAAGTACAGGAAAAACAAGAGGTGCTATCGGAGTACATGACCCGAAGGATTAACATTATAAAATCATATATAGGCTTAATGGATAATTCATTAAATGAAACATGCAAGGCTATTGATATTGAACCTGAAATAATTCCTTATATGATTGATGACGAAGAAACGAAAATACAGATATTAGCAACAGCGACTGGGGGCAAGTCCATTCTTTCACAGAAAACGGCAGTCGAACAATTGAACTATACGAACGATTCCGAAAAGGAATATGAGCTTCTCAAAGAAGAAGAACAAGGATTGAATGTATTAGAGACCCTTGAACCGACAGTATAAATATAAAAAAAATCATGAAAATATTTGAATGTGGAACAATGGTAATAATTAAAGTTAGCGGCTTTTCGGCTATGATAACTGCCGTTAAGATAAAATTTGATAGAATTTCTTATGAGTTAACTTATTATTATGACGGCGAACATCGAAACGTATGGATGAGAGAAGAAGAATTTACAACCGAAGAAATTAAAAGAATCGGATATAAAACTATTAAAAATTAACACTATGGCAAAGAAAATTGAACTAAAAAACGAAGTGAAAGAACTTAAAAAAGGTGTGCAATGCGTGAGCTGTAAAAATAGCAATCATAAGATCGTAGACCGGAAAGTCTATTGTATTTTGAAGAAAAAATGGATGTCTGCATTCGCAGTTGATTGTTTTAAATATGTAAAATTATTTATCTTATTATTATTTTTAGTTAGTTGCACAAAAGACAAATCTTATTCATTTACAAGTACGGCTGAATCTGACTTTAAGTATGATGTTTGTTTGAATGAGTATAGCGAAACAGACGACGTTGTTAATAGTGTTATTATTAACGATGTAGTAAAGTATAAAGAGTATTCATTTATAGCAGTTGAGAGAACAGAGAAAGTCAAGATACAATTAAAAGTATACCGTCCCGACGAGGATATTATTTGTTGGGTTAATAAAGTCTATTTCATAGAAGACGACAATAAAATAATCTTTACAAACGATAATACATTTAGTTATCAAGAGCCGTAAATATACAGGTTGTCTTAATATCGTAAAATTTAAGACTTGGTATTGGTAATCAAATGTTTATAAATTTATAAAATGCTGATAATCATATAATGAAAATCAATAAGTTATGCCTATAAAATGCACCACTGATATGAGCAAACTATTTGCTAAGATTGACGCAAAAACAGAAGAAGCAAAAGCATCATATACGGAAGCTTTTGAAATGGCTTGTCGTGATATTGTCAACCTTGCAAAGAAAACAAATACCTACAAAGACCAAACAAACAACCTTCGCTCCTCTATTGGTTTCATTTTATACGATAGAGGTGAACTTGTTACAGAAAATTTCAGCATTGCAGGTATGGGAACTGAGGGTGATGGTTCAAAAGGCATTGTTGAAGGTAAAAGGATTGCAGAAGAAGCAGCAAAAATTCATCCTGAATCTTTAATTGGTGTAATCGTAGCCGGAATGGAATATGCTTTATACGTTGAAGCAAAAGGCTATGATGTGCTGACAGGTTCCTGCTTGCAAGCTAAAACAGTACTTGAAAAATACATCAAAGCATTATAATATGATACATGAATTTGATACGGTAATTTACCCGTTTAAAATTTGGATTACTATTTCAAGCAATTTAAACGAAATAACAGAAATGTTTTTCGATGGAGAAACTAAGAAAGAATTTAGCTTTATTAATACAGATAATTATGAAGCAATGGCATTGCCCGTAATAAAAAAAGAGAATAGGGAAATTGGCATTGTAATTTGTTTTAAAAAACATAAATATATGAGAGTAAAACAAATATCACACGAATCATGCCATGCAGCTAAATATCTATTTGAACATATCGGGGCAGATATCGACCCACACGAACCGTTTGAATACGTTGTTGGATTTATAGCAGATTGTTGTGATAAAGTCAGAAGATATAAACAGGCAAAATAATGAACGAGAAGGAACTGCAAGCATATATTGAACGGATTAACAAGAAATTGAAGTATTATTACGGTGATGCTTATAAACGTATGCTTAACCTTCCGGAAGTACAAAAAGCAATAAAAAAAGGAACTGAAGACTTTAAGTTTTCTAATTATACCACTCATAAGATTGATAAGATAGTTGCAGAATTAACGCAAATCATCAATACTAATCTTCAAAAAGGAATTGCTAACGCATGGAATTATGGAATTGATAATACAACAAATCATTTAAGTAATGCTTTCGGTAGATTGAATGAAGATTATAAAACAGAGATTGATAAAACGGTTCTACAAGCTACAAAGGATATAAGAAATAAAACAAAAGAATCGTATAGAATAGTTACTGAGAAAAAAGGTGGTTTGAATATATCGGAAAGGGTTTGGAATTACAACGACCAAATTAAAAAGGAAATGGAGATTGCAATTCAAAACGGCATA